CTTCATAGGACATAGGATTCGGTTCTTCTTAACTGGCGTTTCCTATACAAGCTAACACCATTCGACGTATTAAGAAATCTTTGTTTGAACCTAAGTCTATTGAGCGAAGCATTATTACTATGTTTGCTAAAAATTATTCTATTGATCCTATTGCTGATCCTGGTCGTCCAATTACTTTTGTTATTTCTGAAAAGAGTGAAGAACCGAATCCTATGTCCTATGAAGTTAATGCTGGTTCTAAAGTTTTTCATAAAACCCCTCTTTGCGTTTTTCCTTCTACTTCTTTGGAATATCAAGCTGCTTTGTCTCAGTTGCTTAGTGCTGTTGCTAAAGATGTTGTTAACGCTGATCAATATCATTCGTTAACTGATTTTATCCAAGGTTTTCTTGCTCGTACTAAAATTGTTCATCCAATTTATGTAACTACTGGTCGTGAAGCAGTCACTCGTTTACCTTTTAGGCCTGTTCCTCTTGTAACTCAGTTTAATTTAGAATTGACTGCTCATTGTGAAGGTATTGTTCTTATTGAAAATATCTGTTCTGTTTGTTTTGAGAGAAAGGATGTTATTAGGTGTACTAATGTTAATTGTGTTGCTTGTGTTTGTATTTCTTGTTTACGTAAAAGAATGTACTTAAGTCCTCAGTTTGAATGTATGCCTTGTCCTCAACGTTGTTCTTATCAGGCTATTTGTTTGGATGAGACTTTCACTTGTTTTGGTGAAATTCGTGTTGCTCCTATTAATGGTAAAACTGGTTTTCATGAGTGTCATTGTTCTGGTGGTAATGCTAAAGAAGTTATGGATTTATTCAGCGGACTCGAAACTGATGCTATTGCTCCTCAACTTGATCCTACTATCTTGAAGCTAAGTTTAGATGCTATATTCCAAATGTTTGTTAATTTGGGTGTTCCTGTTAATCTTGATCCTATTGATTATTGTAATGATAAAACTTGGGATATGACTTTTCCTCTTGATGGTGCTGCTGGCTATTACATTGGTGTTTCTAAACCCAATTGTAGTAAAAAAGATTTGTTTGGTTTTGTTTCTAACCATGTTCAATCTTCTGTTTTAGCTGCTTTTAAGCACGATGATCCAGTTAAACGTTTTGATTTTCTTTATCCCCATTTTTCCAATGTTGCTAAGATGAGTTCTAAAATTGAAATCAAGTGTCCTGAGCGCAATAGCAAGGGTTGGTGGCAACATAAGCGAAAAGGTAGATTGTTCTTTATTGCTAATATTGAAAGTTATATGTTGTTTAAAACATTGCTTCATCCTTTTGCTAAGATTTGTGGAATTGGTACTAATAATGTTCCTTGTCCTATTGGAATTGGTATGACCTTTGGTGGTGGTGCTCTTACTAAGTTGTTGTCTGAGCTTTTTGATGTTCCTATTACTTGTCTTCAAGATATTCATACGAAAGATCAATTGTTGTCACTTGAACGTGTTTTGCTTAATTTGTGGCATGTTATCGAATGTGATTTTTCAGGTTATGATATGCATATGCTTTGCATTTATCTTTATGAAGCTTTCATGGTTTTCTTTCGTTTT